CGGTCACCGCAACTCTTCCTGATCGTCTGGATCGCCCGCGGGAGCTTCATGTGGTCCATCGGCTGATCGTCCGCAGGCGGACTACTGCAGCTCCCCCTGGTCGTCGACCCATTCCACGCCAGTCGTAACCTCCAGGGTGACGTCCTGGCCGAGGACCATGTGCGCCCCGGCCCGGGCCCACCGCGTCGCGAAGATCTGGTTCCACGAGTAGAAGAACCGCTGCTGGGCCGGCCGGATCTTGAGGCGGTTCTTGAGCTGGCCGATGTCGAGCTGGATCACGTCTGCCTGGTCGGCGGAAATGGTCAGCGTCGTGGTCCGTTCGGCAAACTCGTACTCGACCTCGGTGACCCACGCCCGGATCGATTCCCACCCCGTCGTGATCGTGCCGCCGTCGTCGCTCTTGGCCGCGATGTTGATCCGCTTCCCGAGCCGGGCCCACGAGTAGTCGAGCCCCTCCAGGTGGACCGCCCCCGTGTAGATCAGGTCTTTCTTCTGGTTCACGATCTGCTGGGCGAGCGTGTAGAACCGCGACAGGCGGAGCGACGTCGTCACCGGCGTCCGGTAGATGAGACCGACCGCCAGGGCCTCGTCGTACTCGTGCTTCTCGACGGAGAGGCCGTTCGCCGCGGCGGTCCCGACGAGGCCCGCCGCCGGATAGCGGACCTTGATGGGCATCGTCACGATCGGCGTCACGAGCTGGACCTGGTACGGCTCCTGCAGGTACGGCTGCAGCCCCGGCCGCAGGCGGCAAAGATGAGTGTTCGGGCCGAAGTCGACGAGGCCGCGGCGGAGGTCTCCCTTCCACCCGCGGAGCGTCTGCCAGCGGCCGTTCCCGCCGGCCCCCGCCTTGTACCGCACGAGGATCTGGGGGCCGTAGGTCTGGACGGCGTTCCCCTGGATCTCGGAGACGATTTCGTTGGTCCCGTCCGAGATCTGCACCGTGATGATGTCGGGGACCTCGATCGACGTCGCGCCCCGCCCCGCCATCCGGGTGAAGGCCGGGTCGGTGATCTGGAAGGCGTGGTGCCCGTTGACGCTGTTCCCGACCGGATCGGTGAGGTTAAAGGGGTCGATCGACTCCAGGGTATTCGGCGGCGGGGCGTCTCCGGAGGAGGACTCCGCATCGGACGGGTTCGTCCAGACGTAGGACCGCCACTCGACCCCCTCGGGGCCATAGAACGTCATCGCCCCGTGGCAGGTCTCCGCAGTCCGGCGGATGTCCATCGAGAGCAGGGGGAATTCTTCCCCGGGGGCGTTCCACGTCAGGGTGACGGTCGGCGCGGCGGTGAGTTTGTCGACCCGCCACAGCCGCGTCCCGGGTTCCCAGCGGCACTTGAACTCCGGGGACCAGGTGCCGAGGAGCCGCTCGATCACGCTGCGGACCGACTCCGACTGGCAGACGACCTTCTCCTGGGGGACGAACGACAGGCGGCCCGCCCACGCGGTCCCGCTCGAGCTGGACTCCTCGGAGCCGAGGTCCTCCTCTTCCCACGGGGTCTCGACTCCGGTCGCGGTCCCGTCTCCGGGTGCCGCGTTGCAGTGGTAGAGGGGGAGCGACTGGTAGTCGAGAACCGACGTGATGATCTTGCCGAGCGACGCCCCGAGTTCGATCGCCAGGGCGAAGTCGTCGTCCGAGTCGATCGAGGCGTTGTAGACGACGCGGGGGTAGGCCGCCGGCGAAGGGACCGGAAACTCCTCCTCGTCGCTCGGGTTCACCTGCCACGGGGAGGACATGCAGACCACGCGGCGGGTCGCCCGGTACGACGGGTCGTAAGCGACGACCTTGACTTCGCTCGTCTCCCCGGCGGGCTCGATGACCTCGATCCACCCCTCGAACAGCGGGTTGTCTTCCCCCTGGGGATCGCCCTCCAGCTCGCCGGCGTCGTCCCACGCCCGGAGGAAGGTGGCGTACTTCTGGAACGGAAGGGTGTGCTGGGCAGCCGAAACCGTGAACGACAGTTCCGCCGCCTGATCGTAGGCGGTCCGAAGCACGGCGTTCCCGATCCCGAGCGCCGCGGTGTCGACGTCGGCATACGCGGGGGGGAACTGGGACGTCTGGGTCTGGAGGCGGAGGGCTATTGGTAGATCCTCTCGATGGAGTCCATCACCGGCCCGCGGCCGCGGTAGATCTCGACGAAGTGCGCGTCGCACGGGAACCGCAGCTCATGGGCGATCCGGGGGCCGACCTCGACCCCCGCAGCCGCCTCGTACGAAAGGACGCACCGCTGGTGATTCGACACGACTTCGACCACGCCGTGCGTGACGTGAACGATCTGGTTGTGGAACGGGTGGTAGTGAAAACTGGTCCGGCGTCCTCCTTCGGCTCGGGATTCCCAGATCTCATAACCGTCCACCGAGAGAATGCGGCGGGTTTCTCCCCACGGCTTGCGGGTCCATCCGGCGGACTCCGCGCGGAGCGGCTCGGGGAGAAGCGGGAGAATGGAGAGGAGTCCGAACATGTCTCGCCTCGCCGGGTTTGGTCCAGGGTCTGTCGCGTGACCAGGTCGACGATCGTGTCACGGGCCGACGATCGCGTGACCCGGTCCACGGCGCGTCACCCGGCGAGCCGGTGGCGAAGCAGGTCCTCGGCGAAGTCCGCCAGGATCGACTCCATCTCCTTGACCCACTCGTCGGGAGTCGCGTCGGGAATCAGCGGACGGACACGATCGAAATCCTTCGCGTAGTCCCGGCCGAAGCCGATCGTGACGTTCCGCTTCTGGGCGTTGACTCGGAAGATCTTGTCCGCGCCGCTGTAGCCGGGGACCACGGCGTTTCGCATCAGGCCGTCGTCGACGCCGATCAGCGACCCGGGGGGTGTGTCGCGCTTGGACTGCCCGTAGAAGTTCTTGACGGGGAACTTGTTCCTGCCACGTCCCCTGTAGGTGGTGACGCCCTGTTTGATGTCCCTCAGGGCTCCGAAGATCCCGGACGCGGCTTCGGACTTCTTCTTGAACGAGGGTCGCCAGCCCTTCTTTTCGGCCTTCACGATCTCGGTCGAGAGGGCGAGCTCCTTCCATTTCGCGCCGTCGACGCCGACGCCTCGATTGGAGAGAGCCTCGAAGTTCTCCTTCACCTCCGCCATCGCGTAGGTGCCGAGTTTCAGGAGGACATCACCGATGTTCTCGATGGTCAGGAATGGCTTCCCGATCGCCTGTCGAAGTTCAGTGGCGTCGACCTGGAACGCGAACATCGGAGGATGCCGTGCGTGAAGGAGATCTCGGGAGAGGCGCTGACCTCGAACCCGAACATCAGATCGTGTCGTAGGTGAACGAGATCTCGGGCGAGGCACTGTCCGGCTTCAGCACGTCGCACTGGATCTGGATCGTCGAGATGTCCTCCCGTGAGTGCGTGTCGGTCGGAGTGATGACCTGGGCGCGGGGCATGTCGATCGAGATCGTCGTGTAAGTGTCGGCCCCTGTCCCTTCGTGCTTCCCCTTCAGGAGCAGGTTGACGTCGAGCTCGGTCTCGGCGTCGAGAGCCCGGCGGACGACGTCGTACCCATTCGTCTCCTTCAGGATCACGACCTGAAATGTCGTCTCCCGGCCGGTCTTCACCACGGCCGAGGGGCTCGTGTCCCCGAGATAGTGGATCTTGAGCGGCTGGTTGCGGGTGATCTGGAACGACTTCATCTCCTGGACCGCGGACCCGATCGTCAGGACGCAGTCCGCGAACTCGAAGTCGGTCAGGAGACCGAGGTCGTCGGCCACCGCCGTGTAGTCCCCGGAGGCCAGCACCGTTTCGGTCTTGCCTGTCGCCGTGGCGGACCAGTCGACCCGCCCCGAGTCCTCGGAGCCCTGCAGCGTGAACTGCGAGCACCGCATTCCCGCGTGACGCTTGCCGGCGTTGGCGATCCCGACTTCCGCCACCTCGATCCCGATGGAGGGGAGGTTGATCGCGGATTCCCCGCCGAACACCCACTCGAGAAGCCACTGGGCTTTGCTCTTGGTGGTGCTCGCGTCGAACTGCGGGAACAGCGGTCCGCCGAGGGAGCCCTCCGGCCGCCCCCGGAACCGGCGGCCATGCTTGCGGCCGTACTGCCCGATCTGCGGAGTGTTGGTCCGGCGGTCCGTCATGAACTGGACGCCGTAGCTGTCGAGCGGCAGCAGGACGCGGGCCGGAGAGCCGGGGGTCGTCCCCCAGGTCGACTCCAGGTATGCGAAGTAGTAGTGCTGCTGCTGGATCGTGTAAGCCATCTTGCTTCCTTGCGACTGGTTCTCGACGACAGGGTCTCGGTGACCGGGGCCCGGCGACCGGGTTTCGACGACATGGGCTCGACTACAGGGTGTCGGCCCGTGGAGTGATCTTCATCCGGAGGACGAGCTGGAAAATGTGCTGAGTGGCGTCGACCTTGTCTTTGTCCCGGCCGAGCTTCACGAACGAGATCTTGCTGGGCCCCTCGCCGACCGGGATCGCGTACCCGGTCCCCTCTTTGAGGTACGTGTCGATGTCGAGGTTCCCCTCCGGTCTCGACTGGTAAATCGCCTTGATGAGCTCGTCCCAGAGCGCCTCGCTCGTGTCGACGAATCGCCCCGGAGTCCAGTAGACGATGTCGAGGCTGTAGGGGTGGTCCTTCTGGAGGTTCGTCGCCCACTTCGGCGTGACGGCCGAGGGCATGATGGCGATCGCCGGGAGGTCCGCGATCGACGTCGGGGATTCGGGACGGTGAGACGCCTCGGCCGGACGTCCCTCCTGGGGCTTCGACTCGAAGCGGTACTTCTGGCGAAACACTTTGTCCAAGGCCGGCCAGTGGTCGATGGCGTCCCACACGGACCGGCGGGCCTGCGTCAGCCTGCTCATTGTCGGGTCCTCGCCTGGTTGCAGAAGTAGGTCGGCCCCGAGATCCGCCGCCCGCTTCCGAGGACTCCACCACTCTCGAGAAGCGGTACCGCGATCGAACCCTGCTCGACCTGCTCGAGCCAGGTGATGGCCCGCTCGTAGTCATCCTGGATGACCTGCGAGGCGTCGGTCCCGCCGATGGTCATGACCCGGAAAGCGGCGATGTCGACGCACCGGTCCGCCAGCCAGGCGTTCTCGGGGCGCGGAGTGATCGATCGAACCCGGCTGACGATCGCGGCGTCGATGAGGTTGTTCGCCCACTCGATTCCGGCTTCGATCCAGCCTAGCTCCTTCTCGCCCCGCTCCCCGTCGGCGTTATCCCGGTCGGCGGCCCACGTGACGCTGTACTCGGTGAGGCGAGCCTCCACCGCGGCGACGCTCGCGTAGGTGTTCGATGCGGAGTACATGGGACCTCAAAGGAGAACCGGACGCCCCACCGTTGGGAGCAGGGCGTCCGGTCGTGGCGGCGAGACTTCTGGACGGCCAGGCAGAACCGCCAGGCAGAACGACCAGGCAGAACGACCAGGTGAGGGCCGGTCAGGCAAGAACGGTGGCCTGCCAGATCGAGTTGGGAGTGACGTAGTTCAGCCCGTAGCAGTCGCCGACGTAGGCTTCGATGCCGACCGGGTTGTGCGTGACCGTGGCATAGGCGAACTCGCCGTAGTTCTCCGCGAGGGAGGCCAGAGCCGCCAGCGGGTCGTCGTGCAGGTCGAGGGTCGTCGGGACAAGCACCTTGCCGTTGCTCGCCTGGACGAACCCCTCCGAGACCGGCGGAATGAAGATCAGTTTCTTCGGGTCCATCGTCGGGATGTTGGTCCCGGCCGAATCCTTGTAGCGGCCGGCGACGAAGTGCCAGTTCATCCCGAACAGGTTCTCGATGGTCTCTCCGCGAAGGACCTGCTCGGCATCCTGGTAGCTCGCCGTGACGTACGTCTGGAACTCGGTCAGAGCTCGCAGGTACTGCTTCATCGACGGATGGCAGAGGATCTCGGTCGGCGGCGCGACGTTCTCCGCCTCGGCCTGCAGCTTGACGTCCTCGATCAGCTTGTGGAGCCCGAAGCTCGCTGTGCTGATGTACGCGGAGACCAGGCCGTTGAGGTTCCCCTTGTGCGTGGCGGCGACGCCGAAGTCGATCGCCACCGAGTCGGCATCCCCCACAGCCTCCTTGATGACCCCGTTGGCGACGTCGTAGTACACGACACCGTCGGTGATGATCTTGGAGACCACGACTTCCTTCTGGATGGCGTGTCGGCGGGCGAACTTCGCCAGTTGGCGGCGGGTCTCGCGGGTCGCCTTCCGGTCGATCGTCTGGCTGTCCGGCTCCCGAATGGCGTCGATCAGCTCGGCACCGAACGGCATGGCGTTGAAGGTGTTGAACAGGACACCCCGGCGTTCGTCTGCCCCGACCTTATCCAGGACGCGGGCTTTGGCCCCCTTGTTGTTGAGCGGGGCGGGCCGCTGCTCGACGGAGTCCACGATCATCGTGAAGTCGTCGGTCTCCTCGTTCGAGGGGTTCACGAAGAACATGTCCGTGAACGGCGTCGGGATCGACGCATTCGTCTTTTCGCTCTCGTACATCGCCTTGAGAGAGCGGTAGTCGAGAAGGGTCTTGATCGACATGAAAGGTGGGCCTCCCTGCCCGTGAAACGCTCATCCAGGAGCGAGTGTGTGAAGGGGAATCGAGTGCGGCGGCGGATTAGTCCAGTTCACGCAGGCGTGTTCGCGTTCGAGCGGGCGGATGCCAAGGACATCCCTGGGTTTGGAGTCCAAACGCCAGGAACACGGTCGAGCAGAATGCTCTAATCGGCCCCGAGCTGGACGTCCGTTTTGAGCTCGCCGAGGTAGTGGGTGACCCCGCTCGCCGTGATGGCGTCGTAGTCCCCGAGGAGCTGGCTCTTGACCACCTGCCCCTCGACGAGCAAACGGCCCGAGGCCTTGTCCACGTAATCGCGGGTCGCTTCGTCGTACAGGTCGACTTCCTCGTCCAGAACGCCGCGGGCGATCTCGGAGCCGGCGAGGGCCGACTCCGATCCGATCACCGCTTCGTTGTCGGCGTAGGTGATCGACCCCGAGAGGACGATCGTGTTCGTTCCGTAGTCGACGGACGACACGGTCAGGTTCGTGTCTGACCCGACCGAGATCTTGTCCCCGGCGCGGAAGAACGAGGCGTTGTCGACCGTCACCGAGGCGCTCGTCGCTCCGGCGTTCGTCTGGGTCCGCTTGCACGGCACCCACAGTTTCGAGGCGGTGATCCGGGCCATGAGGGTCCCGGGACGGAGGGTCCGTTCGTATCCGGTGTTCGTCCCGTCATAGGCATACGTCGCGTCGATCTGGATCGGCGGGGCGTAGTGCTCCGGACGGGCAGGAGCGAGCTTGAACTCGCGGAGACCCGCGACGCTGCGGGTGACCTTGCTGTCGACGATGGGCTGTGACACTGAGGAGGTCCTTGTCTGTCAGGTGACTCCGCGCGGAGCGGACGGTTTCAGAGGGAGATTCGGGGACTGGCAGGTTCCGGAGTTGGCAGGGTTCGTGATTGGCAGGGTTCGGATGCTCAGACCTTGGCGAGCTGGACGGCGATCTCGGCGTCGGAGTAGCCAGCGGTCTTGAGCTGCTTCTCGAGGTCCGTCTTGAAGTCGTCCCGCGGAGTCTCGGGAGCGGACGGGTCCGCCCTCCCCTTGAGCTTGGCCCCGAGAGCGATTCCCTTGGTGTTGAATCCGATGAGACAGGCGACGTCCCATTCGTTGGCCTTGCCGAGCTTCAGCAGGGCGTCTCGACTCGATGCGGGCGTTCCGCTTTCGATGAGGCTGGCGACGGCCTCGCCGAAGTTCCGCTCGGCGGCCTGGGCCTTAGCCCCCTGGAGAACGGCGAGCTGGGCGCCGAGGACGGCGCTCTGCTGTTCGAGACGTTTCAGGCGGGCCCCCATCGCGGCTCCCCCTTCCGGGGGAACCGGCGGGGCGCCGTCTTCCTCGTCCTGCGGCGTCTCTTCCTCGTCATCCTTTTGGGCGTCGTCCTTCTTGGCCCGCTTCTTGCCGCCGATCATGGAGACGGCGAATTTCAGAAGCATCGGAAAGTTCGTTTCATCGACCCCCTCGGGGAGTGACAATCCCGGCTTCACGGCATCGAGAAGCTGATTGATCGCGTCAACGATCTCTTGGTCCAACTTGGTCCCCTCCTTGGGTAGTCCGGCGGCCAGGGCGGCAAATCGTTTCTGCCCCGGCATGGATGGTTGATCGACGATGGCGACGTGCAGCAGTTGAATCGGCCACGTCCGGCCGCGCTGGTCCTGGGAGTTCCAGACCACATGCACGGAGACCGGCCAGTCTTCCTCAGTCAGTTCCTTCGCGACTTCGGGCGTCACGTAGGCCGCGGCCCAGAGCGTCTCCCCGTCGACCCACAAGTCCGACAGATAGGTGATGACCTGATCCGTCGAGGCGTGATGGGTCTCAGGGTCGGAGTGATCCCACTGGAGGGGCCGAAGGATGCGGCCGACTTTCTGCCTGGCGAACGAATCCGCGATGGACGCGAGATCTTCCGCCGAGAACGTCGCCTCACCCTCCGACCACGTCCATGTCCCGACTCGCAGGACGTCCTTCACGATTCGGATTTTTCCAGGGCGATTCTCCCTGGCGGGCAAGCCCGGGGGCGAACCCGGGGGCAAGCCCTGTTGAGTGAATCGTCCGTTGGCAGAGATGATTGGCATGACATAAGGCCAGTCGCCACGGGGCCGAGAAGCGCGGTCAGCCCCTCAGTTCATGGAAGAGCGACGCGAGCCCTGTCAAGACGGCGAAGATCATCCCTGAAGTTCACGGAGGAGCGATGCAGACCTGCGAGTCAGCGGCAAAGACGATCGGCTGCTACCCGGATACGGCCCGCTGGCTCTGCCGGCGGTACTCGATCGGGGTCCTGGTGAACCGGTCCCGCCGTGAGCTGTCCGATGCGGACATTGAGGAGCTGCGGCGCCGGGTCGAGAACCCGCAGTCCCGCATCCGCTCCGCGCGGAGCGGGGATGGCAAGTTCTCCGCCCAGCCGGCGCCGGATCTCTCGGGGGCGATCGTCTCGCTCAGGGAAGCGGCGAGACGGTATCGGACGGACAAGGGGACGCTGGCGGCGGCGCTCGCGATCGTCAGAGCCGAGTGGCAATCGGCTTGGCCGGCCAGCCAAGAAGGGAGTTCCGCCAATGCGGGCATGAACGATCTGTGACATCTGCGTCATCTGTGGAGGCTTTCTGAAATCCACAGAGGGCACAGATCCGGGCACGGGGCCGTTGTGTCACCGGCGGCCTGAAAGACTGATCATTCTTCCCGACGAACGGACGGCCCTTCAGGCCTCACCTTCGTCATGGGGCAGAGCAGACCAGGGCCGATGGTCCTGGCCGGGGTCGCGGTGCTGCAGCCAGGTCGAGGGAGCGATGAGGATGGCCGGCGCGTCGGCGTCTCTCGGAAGCCGCCTGCCACGAATCATTCCCTGCACCGCAAGCATCCACACCCAGGACAAGGTCGTGTGTTCGACTCACTGTCCCGAGATGACGAGGCTCGGTTCGTCGAACTCGGTGATCTGCTGGTTCTACAGACGCGGGTTCTTGCACGGGTTGCACATCATCCGGTCGACGTTCTTTCCGGGGGCAATGTCGAGGCCCAGGTAGCGAAGCCACCTCCACGAGAGGGCGGTCGGTTCGTTGACGTCCTGGCTCCCGACATCGACGTTAGGCCCGAAGGGGGGCGTATTTGTCGAGAAGGCGGGCCATGATCTTCAGGCTGTTGGCGTGCATTCCGCGACGTTTCCGCGAAGCCGCTTGAGGATCGAGGAGATGAGCCGGGAGACCTTCGACTCGCTGAGGTCGAGTTCTCGCCCGATCTCCCGTATCGTGAGGTCGACTTCGAAGTAGAGGCGGGCGACGGCCCTCTCCCGTTCTGTCAGTCCCCTCAGCATTTCTCCTGAGAGCGGGTCACACTCGGGGGCATGATCCCGGTCCGGGATCGTCTCCTCGAACGAAAGCGAATCCTGCCGGCCATCCATCGCCGGGTCGGCCGTTGGCATCTGAACCATCTCGACCGCCGCCGATCCTGAATCTCGAAGACGCCGCCGAAGACGCCGCGGCACCCAGTCCGCTCCCCTGAGGGCATCGAGCATGGCCCCCGCGACGAGCCTGGCGGCGAACGCCGAGAACTTGACCCCCCGGGCGGGATCAAACCGCTCGACCGCCCGCATGAGGCCCACGGTCCCCTCGGCGGTCAGGCTGTGGATGTCCCACAACGGGTTCGGCGGAATCCTGGCGGAGAGGTTTCTCGCCAGGGCCCCCGCGATCCTCATGTGGTTTTCCACCAGGCGATTCCGGTTCTGGACCGTGCGGTTGCGGGCGTAGTTCACCCACAGCTGGGCTTCACTGAGTTGGGCTTCATTGAGTGGTGAGGTTGTCGCGTTCATACAGGTCTGTCGGTACCGGCGGATTCGGTGGAGTGGCGAATGATGGCCTCGGCTGGCACGCGCTCAAGAAGACTCTGGAATGCGACGTCCTCACGGGTCTCGCCCCTCTTGTTCATCCAGGTGATGGGGGCTTACGCAGGAATCTCGTGGTAGGAGATATCTCCGTCACAGCGTACGGACGCAAACAGCCCGTTGTACCCGTCTTGCTGAGGTGTCGTTGCCGCACAGTTCGTGGCACACCCGATCGTGCATGCACTCGGATTCAGGAAGAATTGGTGCCAGAATCCTTCTGGGAGCCACTGCCATATCGCGCAGATGTTGTGGCCGCATGAGTCCTGCCCCGGGTCTCCAGAGGATCCATCTCCGTCGCTGGCTGGCCCTTCCGAAGATGTCACCTCGCTCGACGATCCGGAAGCGGACCATGACTCGGAATCGCTGACACTGTCGGAGTCGGAGCTAAAGTCGCTGGCCGATTCGCTTGAGGAACTGGATCCCCCAGAACTCGACTCTTCGCAGCTCGACGAGTTCTCCCTGGAGCTGCTGCTCGACTCTTCGGCGGAGGACGAGCTGGTTTCCTCGCTGCTGCTGGAGTCCTCACACTCCTCCAAGGAGGTTGTGATCGACACGGTCCCTTTGCAGCCCTCTTCTCGCTCCAGTTCTCCAGTCCAGTCAATCTCGACACCGAACTGGGATGCATAACTCGAAACGAGATGACTTGGGTTCAGGTAGAGGTGCGCACTGAATGTCCACCTCTTCGGAGATGAGGAGTAGTCCACGAAAAGAGACAAGGTCTTGGCCGACGCCCCCGAAGACTCTGGCTCAAGGGGATGATTCGAGAGCACATAGTGAGGGCTTCCAAGGTCGCAACCGACGTTGTGCGTCAGGTTCCAGCTTCCGTTCATGAGGGCACAACCTCCGGTCATTCCGGAGATCGTGACTGTCACGCATTGCGGGCAGTTCGACTGCGAGCTCGACGAAGACTCTTCCGATTCGGAGCGACTACTCGAAGAACTGGAGCTCAACTCGTACGGCCAATCGATATTTCCAGCCGCCAGCATCGGCGGACCCCCTACCTGGGAGTCCACGGTCAGAGGAGATCTCCTCCAGAGACGCTTGATGTCGACGTCGTGCTGGAGCATGAGCTGCTGCTCCAGGCGTTTCTGCACGCCGGACGGAAGATGCCTCAGGAAATACATTGCTGGTCCCTCGTTCCGCGCGGAGCGGCGGGCCTCTGAGCAGAAAGCTGACCAGCGAGGACCGCTCTGTTGTCAGCCGAGTCCGTTGGCTCTGCCGGTCCCGGAGATTCGCCGACAGGACCGCTCCGAGTCAGGCCGACTGGCCCATCGTGGACGTCGCTGCGGCGTTGGCCAGAACCATTGCCTTCAGGCGGTCGGCGACGTCCTTTGCCACGGGGACGCCGACGCTGTCGAGCATCGCGGCGATGTCCACCGCTCCCGACGTCAGAACCGGCGAGAGCTTCGGCGTCGTGAGCCAGGAACGGACGAGCTCGATCGCCAGGTCATCCTTCCGCTGGGTGAGCGGCGTGAAGTTCCACTGGATCGCCCCAACGCCATTCAGGGCCCGGGCCTTATCGATGACGTTCTTCTGGTACGACTCCCCGATCTGGGAGAGCAGGTCCTCGACCGTCGCCAGCAGGATCAGCATCTGCTGCGTCACGAGGGCGAACGACCCGACCGCGTCCCCTTCGATGACCGTCTTGGGCGGGATGCCGGCGGCGAGCAGGATCTCGGATCCGAGCTTGTCCGTGATCGCCAGGAGCGGGGAGCCGTCCTTCGCGGGGACCGGGTCCTTCGTGATCTTGTACTTCGGCCGGGTCTCGGTGCCGATCTGTTCCGATCCGGGATCCATGCACAGCACGTCTCCGGCCTCCGCACTCCGCGCGGAGCCGGCGAACTCTGCCCACACGTCGACCATCCGGCCGTCCCGCTCCTCGAACTGCGGACCCTCGAACGTCAGGTCCCCGAGGGCGTACTTGCGGAGGAAGGTCTTGCGCCGCTGCAGGGCATCCCGGCGTTCCTCCCACACGGCGTGCATCGCTCCGAGGTAGCGGGAACGGCCATGCGGCTCGAGGGGCTTCTCGTCGAGCGACAGCCACCAGGAGTACAGCGGCCCGAGTTCGACCGGATCCTCCCCGCTGTCCCGAAACGCGATCCCGTCGAATTCCCCGTCTTCTCCCAGGCGGAGTTCGGTTTTTTCATAGGGGAGCTCGTCCAGGCGGGCGACGACGTCGAGGCCGGCGCCAGGGAGGGCGGCCCAGACGACCTCCTGGGCGACGCGGCCGTAAGCGAAGCACTCTGTAAACTGCTTGAGGTGCCTCCACCAGATCGTCTCGAGGGTCGCCGCGAGGAGCTTTGTGCGGACATCCTGCGACGGCGTCGTCACCGTCACCTGGGCGGTCTTGACGTTCGCGGTCAGGACCCGATCGGCCAGCACGACGTACGGATCCCGCCGCATGTCGTCGACCATCATGGCAATGTTCTTTTCCCGCTCCGCGAGCGACGCCAGATACGGCCCGGACTTCGCTCCGTAGGAGACTTTTCCGACCATCGTCATCCCCAACTCCTAGACCATTCCGGTCTTTCGTGTGCCCGCGATCGCGTTTCGCTCGTCGAAGCGCGAGTGCCCGCGAGGCGGGACTGGCAAACCCCAACGGCTCGAGGACCCGCCGCTCCATGGGAGCGACGGCTGCGGAGCTCTCAACCGCCGTGACAACCTACGTCAAAGCCGCTCGGATCTCCTCTTCCACGCAGGCGATCTCCCCTTTGGCCGCCTCGATCCGCTCCTGGCACTCCTTCCGCTTTGCGAGGAGCTGGTCCTTCTGGACCCCCGCAAAGGTGGCCGCGTTCTTCACGTCGCTGAGGAGCCGGTTTCTGGTGTAGATTCGCGGGTCGAGGCCGGGGGCGAACCCGAGCTCGACGAGGCCGTCGTCGATCCTCTTCCGCACGGGAGGGGCTGCCTCCAGCGCCTTCTGGTAGCGGGCCTCCGCCTCGGGGAGGAGCCGTTCGAGATACGGAAGCGTCGCTTCGTGGACTTCGAGGAACGCGCGGGCCATCCGCAGGCGGGCCTGTCGTTTCGCCAGCGGATTCGCCAGCTTGGCGGTCGCGAGGTCCTGGGACCGGAGCGTCGCGGCGTCTCGATCGACGAGGTCGACGACGCCGGCGTGGGCGCGCCGCTTGAGCTGGATGGCGGGAAGGAACTCCTTGGCCGCATCGCCGGCCCAGTCGTACTCGGGGACTTCCACAAGCGAGCGGCAGTCGGCCGCCACTCGGGAGGACGAGAGTTCCCGCCGTGGTTCGTGCCGGACCTGGGGAAGGACGGGGCCTGAGAGAACTGTGTTCACGGATTTTCCTGTTCTGGAGTGAGACGAAAGGACCGCTCCGCGCGGAGTGGTCAAAGACCAGCGGTTCTCCGAGGGCGCGTCGGGACCGGTATCCCGCCGACTCCCGCCTCTCAGAGGGTCTATCTGTTCAAGCCACCCGGAGCCGTCGATCGCCGTCGCCTGGAAATGACAAAGCCCCACGGACTACCAGCTTGCCCGGCGCGCGAGTCCGCCGATCTCTTCCGGCCTGAACGGATGGCCCTTGGCCCGGAAGTTCCAATGCGATGGCGGAGACCGAACGTCATGACGATCCGTCGCCTACGACGCCCGTTGCCCGCTGCTCCCGCTCGGCCGGCTGACCCGGCCGAGCAGCCTCGATGCTGCGCCGCTGGCGGCGTCGACCTGGTCGTCGTGCCAGCCCTTCGACGGAAAATTGCACAGCTCTTCCACGAACGCGTGGTTCCAGCTTCCCCGGACGAGGTAAACGTTCCCCTGCTCGGCCTGGGCGGACAGCAGGCCGGCCCGAGCGACCTTGTTCGTCTGCGGTTTCTCGAACCGCGGGGCATAGGGGGCCAGTTCCCGGAGCGTGTCGACCGTGGAGTCCTTCCCGCCGGAGCCCCCTTCCTGCTCGATCCAGAGTTCCACGTGACGCAACAAGCCGCGGTCTGAGCCGGCAGTGGCGGCCTGGGCCTGTCGGCGGGCGTGGGTCGTGTAGCGGCCCTTCTCGACACCGAAGACGTACAGGCGGCCGTCCTTCGTCCTGGCGATGCCGACGCCGGCGGTGGAGTCGGAGTCCGCCTTGTCGCTCGCGGCGTTGTCCCAGTACCGCACTGCGGCCGTGACATCGCCCCACGGAACGTGGTCCACGAACCGCGTGAACCACTCCCGTTTGAAGAGAGTCCCCGCCTCGTGGCGGATCTTCCAGTTGCCGCCGAGGAGCCGCTCTCGCTCCACGAGGGGGAGCGACATCAGCTTTCCTCGGTAGCCCGGGTCCGCCGCCATCTGGATCGGGTTGTCCTCCAGCTTCGCCGGGATGAACGTCACGCTCGTCGGGGCGTCTGCCGCCTGATTGGGGTTGTCGGCCCGAGCCTCGGCAGCGGAGTCGTACCACCGCAGTTCCTCGGCCACCCGGTAAAACCAGCGGAGAACGCCGGAGCGAGAAACGATCGGAAACCCCGACTCCCGGTCGATCCACCACTCGACGAAATGATTGACCCAGCCGCCAACCGGGTCGTCTGGGGAGACCGGGTTGCAGGTCGCCCGCATGTAGGGGGTGACGCCGCAGGTCCCCGTGTTCCGGGAACGGAGATACCAGAACTGCGACTCCGTGAAGTGCGTCAGCTCGTCGAAGAGAATCAGCGGGAGCTTGGAGCCCTGATACTCGAAGACGGTCTTGTCGTGCTGCAGGTGAGCGAACGAGACCTCGGCCCCCGAGGGGAACGTGAAGCGGGGCTTGGGCGTCAGGAGCGGCTTGGCCCCGAGGGCCGGGTAGATCCCCCCCGCTTCCTGCCAGGATCCCCCGTCCATCATGATCTGCGGGTAGGTCCGCCGGAACAGGATCGCCGAAAATCCGGGGTTCCGGATGTGCCGCAGCGGCTCCATCAGGAGGCCGTACGTCTTTCCCCCGCGGGCCGCTCCGCCATAGATCACGATGTCCGCGAGAGAGGAAAGAAACGCCTCCTGCGGACCGGGCTGCGGGCGGACGATCACGCTGTCCGGCAGACTCGCAAACGATTCTTCTCGTGGGCCCGGTTGGGGAGGGACGATCACGCGTCGTCCTCCTTCCCGCCCCGGCCTGGGGCCGGGAGGCTTCCCCGCAAGAGCCGAGTCCGAGTCGCGAATTCCATCTCACAGGCTCCGTGCGGCGTCGCGCCCGTTCTCGGGGAGGTAGACGTGGACCGCCACGTCCTTCGCCGGCGGGTCGGTACGATCCTTCACGTCATTCTGTCCGACCATCGTGATGATCGTTTTCATGGCCGCGACCCTCTCGCGAACGGGGGCATTCTCATCCTCGGCGATCGCGTTCAGGATCTTCGGAAGCCTCTTCAGCATCGCCGAAGTCACCCCCCAGCCCTGCCGCTGCGCCCGGCGGGTCTTCCGCATGTCTCCGTCCTGATAGTTGGTCGTGGGTGGCGGGACTGGAATGGCCGGCGCCTGGCTTTCTGGCTACCCACTATTCCCTATCCGATCTGTCGTACGACGGCGCGGCGGACGACTACCTGGCGCGGAGTCAGAGAGTCGCGGCGCGGCGGAGCCGGTCGTCGACCCAGAGTGTGCCACTGCTGGTGCTCCGACCAGCAGTGCTCAGTTCGAGTGAGACGTCAAATCCACTGCTGGCCTCAAAGCTGTCAGCAGTGCCAGCGGACGATCCAGCCAACCCGCCTCATGCTCGCCTGCCGGACGGGAGGACTGACTGGGCTGCTTTGTTGGAAGACTTCAGCGGCACGGCGAGTCAGTCCTCGTCCATGACCTTGATCTTGTGAATCCGTTCACCCGTGTGAGCGTTCGTTACGTAGATCTCATCACCATTGCACCAGGCGACGAACCTTCCGTCTGGAGCAATCTTGACGTCGGCGATCCGATCGATTCCGCCTTGCGTCCGTTGCTCGCGACTCTCCCAGACGACGGCGCCGTCGTCCCCTCGCCTCAGCGTGATGACTGCCTCCGCTCCTTCATGTCTTCCGGAGACGAACTCGCGCCCGTCGGGTGTGACGTCGAACGAATCGATGCACTCCGGTTTGAGAGAGTCGATCAGGGATGCCGGACCGTCCAGCCGGACCTGCCACAGCAGCCCCATCGGCTGACAGGAGTTCGGATCCTTCGACGGAACGCAAATGCCGCCGGAGACGTACAGCTGCTCGCCTTCCCCGACGAACGTTGAGGCGAGAACCAGGAGATCCCCCTTCAGATCTCCCGAGGGGAGCTGGACGGCACCCACCGGCTCCCACGGCTCCATCTCCATCACCTCGAGCCCGGGGCCGCTGCCGAAGGCCAGGAGCTTTCCGCCGCGCGAGATCGAGACGCCACGCACTCCTCCCCTCTTTCGATTCAGCGAACGGCGCAGCTCTCCGCTCTCGACATCCCAGACCCGAAGCTGCCCTGGAGTTTCCCCCGGCATGGCCTGCGTTGAAGCACTCGCCAGGGACTTCCCGTCCGGAGTGAAAACGAGTTCCTGAATGTGTCCCTTGTGTCCCTTCAAAGTCCGAACCGGGGCTGCCTGGCCCATCTGCATGATTCGGATTTCCCATTCCTCCCCGTTCTTCAATGCCAGCGCGAGAACATTCGGACGGGTGGGCGAACACTCGATCCGCGCCGCCCACCCCTTCTCCTTCCAGGGGGCCTCTAAAGATCGAATTCGCTCGCCGGTGGCTGCATCGATGATCAGGATTCGTTCGCCGCACGTGACGATCTTCCCGCTATCCGAAGTGATACTCAGGCCCAATTGGAGCTTCAGCAGCTTGGGGGAATCCTCTCCTTGCAGTTCGCATGTGGCGGACAGCAGAGCAAGGATCGCCATGATGAACCGACACGAGTGCAAGCGGCGCATCGGCCCTCCAATCCACGATTCAGAAGCGGTCCGCGGCGGCCGGACGACGTGGATCATTAATGTCGCGTCTCGCACCGTCGAGATCGCGGTGCGATCGATGGACTTGATCGCCGCGGGGGCGGCTCAGGGGGGCATTCGCCTCGTGTTGGTCGCCGCGCCGGGGGGACGGATCGTCCCTGCGCAACGGATGCCGCTCCCCAGCCCGGGTCCAGCAGGCTGCTGGCCGCCTGCATCAGACCAGTCCCTCCACGAGGATGTGAGCCGCCGAAATGTTCCCGCTGGTGAAAGCCAGCTGGAACGCGTCCCGGGCGGTCGTCTGGTTGTAGTAACCACCGCCAGCCGCATTTGCCAAATCCGTCGTCCCCTGCCGCCTGGCCGCGATATCCCATCGAGCGCTGCATTCTCTCGCCTGATTGAACTCGAACAGGTTCAACGTGAAAACAAGCCCCGTGCTGTTGTTCAGTCCGTCGCTCATGAGCAAGCGGGTCGAGTCGCTCGACTGGCTGGACGTCCCGGTGATTCCGGCCGCCGCCCAGACCGTTCTCCAGAAGTGTCTCGCGCTCGTCGCGTCGTACGATGATCCGTTGTTCGTCGAAAGGCGGAGTCCGAACCCGATGTTGTTGGTGACCGGAACGCACCATCCAGACACCCGGAGCTGCCTGTAGCTCGACAGGCCGGTCAGCGCGTAGGCGGCCGTCGCCGACGTGATCGCAGTCTCATCAAGCTTCCGCCAGCCCGAGCTGAGCGCCTGCAAAGCTGCCGTTACGGAGCTCGCCCCCGTGATCGACCGACCTGTCGTGGTCAGGTCCGCGACGGCAGCCGCTCCGGATCCCGTGAAGTACGGCACCTTGTCGGCGGCCGACGTCAGCCCGGCGATCGCCGAGAGGTTCGCCGGCACGCCTCCGAGTTCGGACCAGGCGACCGGATCGAGCGGATAGGCGACGACAGTCCCGCTCGCATTGGTGACGAACGGGCGAAACCCCGTCCCGATGCGGACAAGATACAGCGTGTTGGCGGTCAGGATCCCGGGGAGGGACGAGACCACCTTGCAGGCGGAGAACTCGGCCACCAGATCACCAGTTGTTTGTGGCCCAATCGATCTTCCGGGCGTCGACCGGGTTCCCGCCGTACTGCAGGACGCCCCCCGTGTCAGAGAGTCCGTTCAGAACCGAGAGGTTCGAGTGGGCGTGCTTCTTGGAGACGGCGTCGTCGATGTCCGACACAGACGACGAGGGTTTGCCGGTGATGGACGACCAGGCGACCGTGACATCCATCGACTCGTACTCGGCCACCTTGACCCAGTCGGTGGCGAGGCTGTCCCAGACGTAGAGGGCCGCGCCGCTGGCGACCGTCGCGTCGTCCGAGGCGTCAGTGACCAGGACGAAAATGTTGTCGGTCGGCGTCAGCGCGTCCCGGGCCGCGATGTCCGCCACGATCGTGAGCTGGTCGCCTCCTCCTCCCCCGGGAGCGAGGGCCGCGATCATGGCGGAGTTGCCGACCATCTTCGCGACGCCGGAACTGTCCGTGACGTAGGTCTCGGCATAGTCCCCGTTCTCCACGAGGTAGAACGCGTTGGACGCGAGGCTCCCGGGGAGACTCGCCACCTTGTGAAACGCGACTTCCGCCATGTCACCACTCCAGACTTTCCCATTGAACGATCGTCACATCACCGGACTCGATGGTCCCGGACAGCTCGACCTCGGGGACCCGCTCCGCGCGGAGCGAGACGCTCGAGATCGCCCCCGCGAACGTCGTCTCCAGATCGAACGTGGCTTCCAGGACCTCAACCATTGACCGCCGTCACCTTTCGGACATCGAGCGCCCTTCCCGGAACTCTCAAACACCGACTGTCACCTTCCGGATCAGCCGAACCGGGAACCGGAGGACGGGCTGGCCCCGCGTCTGGCTGGGGCTCTTGACCCACACGTCCGCAATGCCGTCGACCCAGGATGTCCCGCTGGTGTCCGGCAACGTCATCCGCATCTGGCCCCGCGTGGCGCCGGACTGATCCAGAAGCTCGATCCCGGCGCCGCCGGTCGCGACCCGCAGGTGGAGCGTCCCCCCCAGCGAGGCGGGCTTCGAACGGACCTCCATGGCGGCGGAGTGCCCCGTCAGATCGACCGGGGTTCCGCCCTGAGTGACGCTCACGAGGAACGTGATGTCCGCCCCCTCGGACCACTCGACGATGTTCTTGAGCTCAGTCACGAATCGCCCCTGCGGCCCGGCCGGCCATGAGTTTGCGGATGACCCACTGAATCAGGAGAGAGACGACCGTCTTCCCCACCCACAAGAGAACGAACCCGCCGACCGAGCCCATCGCGATCTCGTGGGCTTCCGCCGGGGTTTTTCCATTCGCGAGGGCCTGATCCACCGCGGCGCGAAGGCGCGCGCCTCGCCGGCGATTCCATCCGGCGGGGTGTTCAATCTCGGCGGCCCGGCAGAGGTATTCGTCGGCGGTCAGCGGTGCTCTTTCCACTTCTCCTCCAGGGCCTGCATCGTCGTTGGCTTCCCAGTAGATCCGTCGTTCCAGAAGTACCTGTACCCCCCGGTGCCATCCTGCCAGTGAAAGCAGGGGAACCCGACGTTTGCCGGAATGCCGAGAGCCTTCAGTCCCGCCTGGTCGATCTCGGACCACTCCACCCGGAACGGCAGACCGTTCGCCTCGGACTCCTTCTTCACCCGCGGGCAGTGGACGCACTCGAACCAGGTTGGCGTGAACCCGTGGATGACCTGTACGTCCGCGGTCTCGGCGGCCTTCGCTGCCGGCTGACTCGGCCTGGCGAACCGGGCGTCGCAGTCCTTCACGAACGCATCGAAGTCTTTGCGGAGCAGGTCCTGGCGGCTGGCGAGGGCGTCGATCTGCCTCGAGAGCGTGTCGTTCGAGATGTCCGCCTTCCGCTCCGCCCGCTTGGCGATCGCCTCCGGGTTCGAGACATCCGCCAGGGCCAGAGGTCGTCCGACTCCGCGCGGAGTCGCAGCACCCGACACGGCCAGCAATGCCATACAGGTGAACGCGGTCGCGAGCACCGACGTCCACACGATCAGTCCCAATGCCTTCATACGGCCTCCTTACCCAGCGAGCGTGTGAGCCTCGGGCGTCCAGACCCGGGGCTTTCGGACCGGCGAGGACATCGACGTGAGTCCCACGCAGGCCGTGTATTGATGAGAGAGCATCTGGAGGAACGCCTTGCGTGCGATCAGGAAGTAGCCCTTCCGGCCCCAGCTCTTGTTCCAGGAATTGGCGACCTTCAGGTACAGGCTGTCGTTGACCCGGACATAGCCGAGGATGGCGATGGCGTGCCCGCCGCCGTTTGCCGGCCGGAAGGTCTCGACCACAAACTCGGCGTCGAGGCCCGGAGGCCAGGTGATTCCGATCGAGATCGTGCCGTAGGCGGCGAGCCACTGCAGGGCCGCGTCCCACGGATCGCCTGGCATGTTCCGGAAGTCGACCCACGCTCCGCAGCGGTAGAGCTTCGCGACATCGAGCTGCTCCTGGCGGGGGGAGAACTGAACGTAGGACGACGGGTACGGGCACTGTTCCTCGGTCGTCAGGCCCGTGTTGCGAGCGAGCTGGAGTCCTCCGGAGATCGTCGAGCCGTTGTCGCCGGAGATCCCGTCGATCCGCTGGGTCATGCGGTAGGCCCACCACCGCGAGAGCTGGACCTCGACGCCATGCTCCTGGCGGATGTTCCACTCGCAGCACGAACTGAGGTCGTGCCCCTGGCAGGCGCCCATGCCGCCCTGGTCTTCGATCCGGAATCCCATCGTCTCGGGGTCGACCTCGGCCGGGAGATCCTTGTCCCGCGGATCGAACTGCCACCCGTTGAACGCGTGGTCGCGAACGTACTGGTGGTCCTGAAGGTCGAAGCGATAACCGAGAGCTTCCATGCTCACTCCAGTGGAATTCAAAACAGGAGCCGTAGGACTTGAACCCACCGGTAGCCCGCCTGAGTTGCCCCAGGTCGCTGGCCCCTTTGGTGCGTTGCGACGAGACGCACCCCCTCCTCAATGAGCCGTGATCTTCGAGGCCGCGTTACGGCAGGCACGAGCCATCTCTCTGGCGCCGGTCGCCAGGGTCTTGGCGTCATAGCGATCCTCGCCGTCCGGCGTTCCGCCTGCGTGCCCGAAGACATACGCGTCGAACCCGTCCGGTCCGCCGTAGGCGTCGCCTCGAGCCTTGGCGGTTCGCTCGGCGAACCACTTCGCGGCGTCCCCGCTCTCTTCGAATGAGTCTGCCCGGTTCGAGAACTCCTCCAGGCTGTCGGCCCAGTTGAGCAGGTAGCGGGCGTGTGACTTCGTGACGGCGTCCGTCGGAGCGTCTTCCACCGTCACGATCGGATAGGCCGGCGGGGCGACCGCTCCGCGCGGAGTGAAGCGGACCAACAGGACGATCCCCGCCGCGAGGCTGGCGGCGACAACGAGAGCCACCCCGATCGTCCTCCACGAGAGACCTCCCGCGGCCGCTCCACGCTTGACCGGAGTCTTGCGTGGAGCGGCCTTCCCGGAAGGTTTGCGGGGGAGTGTCTTACGCCTTGCCAAACCGGACCTCCTTCGCCGTGATGCCGACGAGCCCGCTCATTGTCCCCTCTTCCACGGAGATGATGTTCGCGAGAGCGTCGAAGGCGGCCTCGGCGGTCTGCATCCAGAACGCCCGGACCGCCGGGATGGCGAAGCCCGAAACGATCCGCAGATACCACCGGCTCTTGAGCTTGGTGGTGAGAATTGGGGCGACGACCTGATCGAACACCTGCTCGGCCGCGTCCCGCAGAACTCCTTTTCGATCGGACGTCCGCAGCCCGGTCACCCCGTGAACCAGGGAGGCGACCTCCCGCCCGGCGTGAACTGTGAGTTGGACGGCTTCCTTCCAGGAGAGGACGCCGTCCTTCGAGAGCTCGGCGTACTCCGTCTTCAGAGCGGCGACGAGCTTCGTGATCTTGTCGTACAGCGTGTCCATCCCTACCTCAGCATTTCTTCCGTGGGGAGAGCGGCGTCCGGAACGAAGAAGTTGGACTCGCATTCGTCCGGTGTGACCTGGGTCAGTCGGTGGCAGTCGGGGCACTCGACCCGCTCGCAGAACGGGTGCTCGGCCTGCCACTCCGCGGAGCAGAACTCGCAGATCACCGGATGGAGCCGAGCGTTTCGGGCCTGACACCGCTTCACGATGCGGCCCCTCTTGTCGTAGTCCACTTCCCGGAGATCAGCGTTCATGGTCCTCGAGTTCTCCGAGGGCCCCTTTCATGAGGCCGATCTCGTAAGCCAGAGAGACATTGGCGTCCCCGCTGGCGTTGATCTTCTCGATGGCCGAGATGCCCGCCTGCATCATCTTGTGAATGGAGCGGACATCCCGGCCTGTCTGTTCCGTCGTCTCGCTGTTCTTCGCCATGACGGGGCAGAGCGAGGCGACGGCGGTGGTCAACTTTTCCGCGTTCTCCCGGTGCGACCGCCGCTCCGGAATGGCGATGAAGTACAGGTAGATCAGCCCGAAGACGAACATCATCCCGAGGACGAAGACGGCGACGAGGCCCATCTCGGTCTTCGTCCGGCTGATCGCATCGGTGACGATCCCGGCCCCGGGAACGTCCTGGGCCAGAAGAATCGGGAGCGACATCACGAGGCGTTCCCCCCGAACATCGCGAGCACCTGTTCGAACACCCCAGCGAGCTGCATTCGCTCGATGTCTCGGCACGCTTCCCGGAATGAGCCGAGCTGCTGCAGCGTGAGCGGCGGCTTGTCGAGCCACGCCCGCTGCAGAACGATTCTTCCCATTCGCCCGCTCGGCGTGTGGGGCATCTGAATTCCATCGGCGAGTTGCACCGGATTCGGTGTCCCGCTGATGGCGTAGTTCACGGTGTTGCCGATCGCCTCGGCAATGTCCCACGCGTCAAGGCCCGCCTCGGCGGCGATGCTGTCGAGGAGGACCGGAGTGTGTGGCTGGAGTGCCTCAGCCGGAGGCGTCTGCTGTTCTTCGGTCATCCTTGACCCCTGCTGCGTTGCTGTCAGGAGTCTGTCGGAGGATGTCGTGGGTCGTCAGAAAGGCAAGGCGGTGGGTGGCGCTGCTGGCGGCTTTGGGCCAGCAGTGGAATGGACGCCCCATTCGGACGGACGTTGCTGGCGCTGGCAATTCCTACCGACTACGCGAATGCACCGCAGGCAGTCGAGCCACACGCCCGATCGCAGCGCCTCTCGAAAATCCTTGCATCCCTCGGGTGTGAAACACCACCCGACTCCGAGACGCTCGGCGACTCGCTCGGCTCCCGCCTTCCCCGGCCAGCAGTGAGCGCACCCGCTGCACTCGGCGGGACACGAATCGAGCACGCCTCGTTTGTCAGGGCGCTCATCGCGCTCACCCACCACGAGGACCGGTCTGGACTCCGCGCGGAGTCGGAGCATCCCGGCGATGGTTTCGGATCCTCCGCAGCTCGAGGGACGACCGATCGCGGCGATTCCGGCCGTGGCCGCCGCCGCGACGTCGCTCCCTCCCTCGACGATCAGGATGACTCCGGGGGCCTTCCACCAGTCGGGCAGGCAGAAGACCCCGGCGTTGCTGGTCCCCGGATATGTTCGTTTCTCTCCGTCATCCAGATACCTCCGCACGATTCCGATGATCTGCCCGTCCGCCCGGCGGGAGGGGAACGATGCCCACTCCCGTCCGTTCCAGTCGCACCCCCAGCCGACCCGCAGGGCCTCCAGGCTGGCGACGCTCACGCCCAGTGTCTCGGCGAGATCCTCGCGGGTTGCCGGGGCCGTCTCGTGCTCGTACAGCCGCCGGGCCAGGGCCGCGCACTCGGGCTGGGGGATGACCGCTTTCGGTGCGGCTTCGACTGCCGGAAGGGGATCGTCCAGGTCGTGCAGCCATCCCCCCGCCGGCCGCTCCCGGTCGGAGGGCACCCGCATGCAGAGCGCCACTTCGCCATCCGCCGTGAAGCAACACCAGTCCCGCTTCCGGCAAATCGGGCATGGCGATCGATCCGTGACCCGAATCCAAGACATGTTTTCGACTTCAGTCCTGACCCCCGGGCAGATCCGCCGCGCCGTGACGACCATGCTCCGCGGCACGAAGGTCGGCGAAATCTACGGCGGTGTCACGCCTTTCAGGCCAAAGACGTTGCCTTCAGATGGGCTCTGTCCACCAGCCCGCCTTACCCTTCGCCCCTCAGATCCCTGAACCGCTTCACTTCCGCGTCCCCTTGAGCCATGGAGAGCGTCTTGATTTGTCCCCATCGAAAACCTTCCTTCAACAGGACGTCGAAGTGGACGCGGCGTTTCGTGATGACCGCTCCCGCCTGGGCCTTGTTCCAGGTCGAGGCCGTGGTTGCGGAGATCCCCATCTTCACGAGGTACGCGAGCTGCTTGTCCGAGATCGTGCCGCGGCGGACCTGGGACGCTATGCCCCCCTCGTTCGCGAATGGGTTCACTTCGCGGATGTCGTACTCCACCTCCGCCCGGATCCCCCGCCGGGCCTCCATCTCCTGCCGGCGGCGCTCCATCGCCTCCTGGGCCTGCCGCCGTTTCTCCTCTGCCTTCCGCTGCCGCTCCGCCTCGTCCTGCTCCGACTTCTCGCGGGAGGATTTGGCCTTCCTGAGTTCTTCCGCGGGGTCGAAGATCTCCTGGGACTTCCCGGCCGCGGCCCGAGCGGCGGCGATGTCGGCGGGGGCCGCGTCCCCCGCGAGGAGGTCGATCGAGGTCACGATCCCCAGCTCTGCCGAGACCCCCACGAAGTCGAGCACCGTGCAGAACGGTTTTCGTCCGTGGGCGATGAACATCTTCCGGGCCTCAGCGGTCTCGTGGGAGCCGAGGGTCTCTCCGCCGAGGACTCGCGTCCCGCGGCCGACGATCTGCGTGTAGAGGCTCTTGCTCCTGGTGGGCCGGGCGTTGGCGATGATCGCCACGTTCTCGGCGTCGAAGCCCTCCGTGAAGACGCCGCACCCGACGAGGAACTGGACCTCTCCGCTTTTGAACTGGCGGATCGACTCCGCCCGCTCCTCCTTCGGCGTGTCGTCGACGACGCACAGGGCCGAGACGCCGGAGTCGTGCCAGCGGTTGAGGACGTGCGCGATGTCCCGGGCGTGCTGCTTGCCGGCGGCGAACACGAGCCCCTGCCTGCCGGCGGCCTCTTTGACGGTCGGGACGACCACTTCCATGATCGGACCTTCGTCGAGGTTGGCCTCCTCGTGCTTGCCGACCCCGCCCCGCATGGCCCGCTGCAGGGAGCCGTCGGCGAAGTCTCCCCCCATCTTCGTGCGGACCTCTGCGAAGTTGAGCCCGTGGACGGTGACGATCCCCTGGCGGACCGGGCACAGCCAGCCCTCCTGGATCCCCCACGCGAGATCCCGCTGGAACGCGACGGTCTCGCAGATCTTCCCGAGGCCGACGCCGTCCCCGCGGTGGGGCGTGGCAGTCACCAGGAGGAACTGGCAGTCCGGGTTCCGGCCGTAGTAGCCCATGATGCGGCGGTAACTGGCGGCCGTGCCGTGGTGGGCCTCATCGATCACCACCAACCCGAAGTCCCTGGGATCGAACCGCTGCATGCGGCGGACCAGTCCTTCGAGGCAGCGAGTGCAATCCGACCAGCGGGGCCAAAGGTCGTCCGTCACGCCGCCGAAGATCCGGCACTCGCCGCCGCAGTCGGGGCATTTCCGTCCGGCGTTCTGCGTCTGGATCGACGAGACGACGACGGGGGAGCCGAACAGTCCCGAGCGGCCGGCGAACTGGTCGGCCATCTCGACCTCGGGACGGAGTCCGAGGTGCCGGCCGAGCTTGTCCGCCGCCTGCTCGATCAGCTCGGTGCGGTGGGCGAGGATCAGGACGCGGTGCGACATGTTCAGTCCTCCGGCTCTCGCTCGGCCTCTTTCAGATCTCCTGCTTCAGCCATCGTTCCACCACCTCCGAGAAGACGACCGTCTTCCCGAGACCGGTCGCCATGACGACGAGCGTCGACCGGACCCCCCGGCCGAACTCTGCAAACACCGCGTCCACGCACTCCCCCTGATAGGGACGCATCGCGAACTGGCGGGGGTGCTTTGATGGGGCCCCCAGGCCCGAAAAGAGATCCATCTCGACCCGATCCTTGGGTTAGAGCGTCTTGAGAAGCGGCGTTCCGCGAGTCTGCTGTCGCTGAGAGAGCGGCTTGAAAGGCCGCTCGATGGTCGGCCGTGAGCGCCGTAGGACGGCTTTCCAAGCCGTCCGGGCCGCCACCGGCTCAGTCCTTCAGCGCCCCTTTCTCGCGGTCATCCAGCCGGGCGTGCTGCAGCGGCGTGATGAACCCCGCTCCCTTGCACAGCTTGCAGTTCGGGACTGCGTCGCAGCGGGGGCACTCCGTGTAGTACTCCGCCCCCCTGAACTGGTTCTGGATCGTCTTGAATCCCCGCCCCGCCGCGGCGACGTCGAGGTACTCCCACCCCGGCTTCCCCGCGAGGCCGTCGACTTCAGAGATCAGCATCCCGAGACGCCGCACCCACTCCGCCACCGCCGCCGTGTTGTGCTTGCCGCGGAGTCCGGGCGGGACCGGGCGGTTCAGCTTGTCGACCAGCTTGCCACGCGTCTGGGCCTCCCCCGGCGCGGCCTCCGCCGGCCTGGTCTCTGCTGGCCTGGTCTCCGGCAGCGCCTCCGCGATCTCCTCGACGGACGTCCCGACGTCCCGTTTCGGAAGCGGCTCGCAGTTCGGGTTCGTCCTGTTCGGGTTCGCCTTGGCGTCCATCCGCTCGACGCGGGCGGTCTCCGCAGCCGGAGTCGGTTCGCTCGGCTTTTCGCGGGGGCGGTCGCTCGGTGTCTCGCGGCGGAGGGACTGCGGGACGTGGATGTCCGGCGTTCCCGCCTTCTTGAGCCGGACGAGCTGGCGGTAGATGAACCCGCGGGAGAGCCCCGTTTTCCCTTCGATCCCCTCCTTGCCGTACAGCTGCAGCGTCGGGAACATCGCCCGGGCTTTCATGAACACCCGCTGGCAGGTCGCGGCGTCCCGCTTGAGGCCGTGGTTGGTGTTCGCCTTGAGGCTGTATTCCTTGGCGGCGAACAGCGGATCCTCGACGACGTGCACCTCGCACAGCCACGCGTCGCGCCCCGCCCGCTCCAGGGACTCGTATCGGTGGAACCCCTCCGCCAGGTAATACAGGTCCGTCAGGCCGCCGCGGGTGAAGACGACCAGCGGCGGGAAGAGATCGTTGCGAAGGGGGGCTCCCTTCTGCTGCTGCTCCTCATCCGACTCCGTCACGAGCTCGGTGAGCTGATGGATGTGCTCCTCGCTCATCTGCTCGCGGCACTGGAAGGCGAGGCACTCCTCCCACGGGATCTGCTCCAACGGAACCAGTCTGACTTCCGACATCGCCTCGACTCCCTTTGGCCGCGTGGTGCGGCCGTTGATCGTTTTCTTCCACGGCGTCCCAGAGGGGAGAAGTGGGGAGTGGGTCGTTGGTCGTGAGTAGCCAGACAGGAATTCCGCCACGTCTTCGGCGACCAATGACCCACCACCCACTATTCCAACCCCAACAACTCGGCGGCCTGCTGCCGGTTCAGCAGTTTCCCGGCGAGGATGTCCGCGACTTCCTTCTTTCGCGCCGCCACCCACGACGGGGGGCGGTCCATCTCGGCGGCGAGTCTGTCGATCGTCAGCCGGTCGACGACCAGCCGTTTGAACACCGTCCGGGCCTCGGTCGAGCACCCGTCGGCAAGGTCCCGGATCATCCGGGTCAGCTGACGGCGATCGTCCGGGGAGAGGTCGTCCGTCCCCTCGGAGTGGCCAAAGGACTCCCCCTCCTCCCCTTCGTCCCGTTCGTGACAGACCTCCTCGCCCCCCTGGTGCCGCTTCCAGCCGTGGGCTCCGATGTCGTCCATGATCGCCCCGCGGACCCGGACCGCGGAGTAGTTGGCGAACGGAGCGTCCCCCAGCCGCCAGTGCGGCACCCGGCCATAGAGGGCCTCCCAGGCGATGCCCCAGAACTCGTTGGGGTGCCGGCGGTACTTCCGGCCGAAGTCTCCGCAGATCGTGTAGCAGACGGCGATGTAGTGTTCGGCGACGGCCCGTTGCGTCTCGGGGGACGGATTCTGCCAGAACGCGTTCCACAGTTCAGGGGGGTCGAGTATCCGGGCCATGGGATCGTCCGTGATTCGCTGAGAGAATCTGTTCCGAGTCGAGCCAGGCCATTCACGCCTTGGCCGTGAACTGCGGGGGGCGTGGGGAGGGGTGCTGGCCTTCGCGTGATTCTTATAAGCACGAAAAAATCCAAAACGGCGCGAAATCTCAGAACATCGCGCAAGCCTGATCCGCGTGAGTTCGGACCAGACGATCCAGTTCGTCTGACCACTCCCCTCCCAGGGCATGGTTTGCCACGTCGATCGGAACCGGCGTCGAGCCGACGCGAGTCCCCAGACAGCGGTAGTCCTCGGCGTCGTCCCATCCGTGCGGCCCGCCTCGAAAACCCCAGATCAGGAGATCCACACAGATCGTGACGACGCCGGAGAAACCCCGAGCCTCCAGCCACGTGGCGAGAGACTGCGGCATGTCGAGCGTGTCGTGTATCCAGCCGCTCGGCTCGCGGCTGACTTCGAATGCGATCTCGATTTGTTTGCGGTATCGACTCATCTCACACCTAGGCCGAACTGCGACCTGTCGCAGGTGGAGAAGCCCGGGAAACGGCAGGCCCGATTTGTTTCTGCCTGGCCAGGGCCAGGTCATATGTCGCGAGTCATTCGTCCCGGTCACTTAGCCCAAGGCATCCCGGCGGCGGGAGCATCTCCGCCCTGTGGACGGAGGCTGTGGATTCTTCAGAAGGCTCCACAGATGTCGCAGATCATCAGACGACTCAAGCCGTCTCCTGCTGCCGGGGGGTCAATGCGACCGCTTTGTCAGCCGGCTCCTCGCGGCACGAATCCCGAGAAACAGGAAGAGGAGGAACGCCGTCAGCATCAGAATCCGGGCCGATGAGGAGTCTCCGCACAATTGGCAGTATCCGCTCCACGCGAAGGTGAGCGGGAACGCGATGGCGGCCAAGGCTTCGATCAGCGCGATCCGCCGCATTCGGTACAAAGCCAGAGGATAAGACAGCACCGCTCCGGGCAAGCCGAGAGCGACGGAGGCGATCGCGACGTCGCCAAACTGATCATCGGGGTGCGAGCTGTACGGGAAGACAACGCCGAGAACTCCCCCGATGGCGCAGCAGAGAAGCACGAAGCCGCCGGCGACCATGAGGGGGAACGACTGGCGCCGGTCGAGAGAAGAAGCGGCCACGAAGAACCGGTCTCGCTCAGAGCACGCGGACCCGCCGGTCACGGCGGGAGGGGAGGGAACCGCGAAAGCATGTCCAGCGGCGTCACCATGGGTCAAGGGGACCGCATCACCCTGTATGCGGAGAGCGCGCTGCAATGCTCCTTGAGTGCACAATGGTCCGGGCGGTGTTGCGAAGACAGGGCCGGATTGCCACATTCCGGTCATGCCAACGGAGGGCCGCTCGGCGGTACAGGTTGCCGCTTTGGAGCGCCGGCAATGGGGGCCGCATTCGGAGGAAGAGGAATGAAGGCAGTCGTTATCGCGGCGTTGGTCATCGCATCCACGGCAGCAGTCGCCAAGGAACCGGAGTGGCTCAACGAAAAGACGCTCGGCTTTGACGTCGTGGACGACAAACTGGCGACCGTTCAGGGACTCAGAGAAAGCCCCAGGAACGCCTTGCTGGTGGTTCGGTCGCTGGGGGGGGCTTCTCTCGGGACGGCGATCGACGTCGTGGATGGAAGCCGGAAGCCCACCGAGACCGTCGAGGCCTGGAAAGCGATGCTCGACTCCAAGAATGTCGGCGAGGAATTGAAGGTCGGTATTCGACCACTGAAAGATGGCCGCCGTACCCCTTTCACGATCGTCACCATGAAAGTGACGACCCGGGGCGAGGCGATCCGAAAGATGGTTCCGGTCCGGTCCGACCCGACGACCGGATTCCAAAGCCTCTCGGTTCGACGCCCGCAATCGCCATTGTCGCTTCAGATCGTTGTCCAGAAGGAGACCGGAAGGAAGCTCCCGTTTGTGAGATACTACTACTCCGGAAAAGACTGGGTGTTCGTTGAACGCCTGTATGTCGCGGACGGAGAGGAGAGGGGATCCATGGATGTCTCCGGCGGAAGACCGAGCCGGGACGCCGACGGCCCTGGAGTCACCGAATCCGATCTCGTTCCGGCGACGCCGGACACCTACAAGTTCCTCACGATCGCCTCCCGTCGGAATGTCCCTGTTCCGACAACAGTCGTCATCAAAGAATCGATTCCACGGAAAAGCGTGACTCTGAGATTCAGCGGAAAGGAAATTTCGGACAAGGAACTGACGACGGAGGACATGGCCGACCTGTCTCTCATGATGGACGCCTTCGAGGCCCACGGGGGGGAGTGGCCGGCTGCCGACTAGACCATTTTCGTTTGGGTTTGCCCGTTCTGCCTCGCGGGTACCGCGTTTCTTCCATCGAAACGCGTTCGTCGCAGGCACTCGATAGACCAGAATGGTCTAGGAACTGTTTCGCTGTCCTCGCCGCCGGTCTCCGTTCACCTGGGTCGCTTGAACGAAGGTCCCGACCGACTTCTGCCATTCCCGGAACGCTTCCAGCTCCCCGGCCATCTGGGCCTGCTCCCGGGCAATCCTTTCGGCGATCGCCAGGCCCTCCTTCGCCGCGGAGATCTGGGCCTGGGTCATCCCGTGGGTGGTTTCGAGAACCTTGTTGGCCCTCTCGACGTTCCGGGTGATGATGTCGTTTTGCGCCCGGCCGATGTCCCGGCCGGTCTGATCGTGGCGGGCCTCCCCCTCGTCAATCTTCTCGTCGTTCGGATCGGACTCGGCGATGTCCTTTCCGGACTTCCAGTCCTTCCAGTCCTGCACGGCCTGCTTTCGAGCCGCGGCGCCACGGTCCTGGGTGGCTTTCCGGCGAGCTTCCAGCCCCGCCTTCTTCGCTTCCTCGTCGGTCGCGCCGGCGTCTTTCGCGGCCTGCTCGGCTCGCTCCTGGTCCAGTTCGCCACTGGCGGCTTTTCGGCGCGCTTCCCAGCCCGCGGCCTGGGCCTCCTCGTCGGTTCCCCCGGCCTCCTTGACGGCCGCTTTGGCCTTCGCCTGCTCTGAATCGAGTCGCGCTGTCTCCGATTTCTCGGCCGCTTTCACGCGGTCCCGGACGAACGTTTCAAAGATCTTCCGCTCGTCGTTCGCCCCCGCTTGAAGCTGGCGCGCCAAGCCCTGGACGCCGGCGTCGCCCGCCTTCCTCTCCTGCTCGGCCTTTTCCGCCTTCTCCTTCACCTTGCCGATCCCCTGGAGCATCTCGACTTCCGCCTGGACGATCCGCTGCCGCGACTCGATTTCCTCCTTCTCCCGCTCCTTGATCCGCTCCAGCGCCCGCTTGTGCTCTTGCTCATCCTTCTCCTTGGCGTCCTTCGCCGCCTGCGCCCGCTCCTTGGCCGCGGCCTTCTCGTCCTCCCGGGCTTTCTTCTTCAGCTCGGTGATCCGCTTTTCCGCGTCGGCGATCGTTTCGAGGAGCTCGACCTGCTTCTCCTTGGAGAGGACGACCTCCTTGTCGAGGAGCTGCTCCTTGGTGTCTTCGATGATGTCCTGGAGGTGCTTCTGGGAATCGATTTCGGCGATCACGCTCTTGCGCGACTCCGCGGCCTTGGACTTCTCGATCTTGGCGAGCTCCTCCGTGACGAACTTGATGCGTTCCCGTTCCTCGGCCTCCTTCTGGATCAGCTCCGCGCTCCCCTTCCAGGCCTCCGCCGACTCGGCAAACCGCTTCTGGTCGGCCAGGAGCACGGCATACGATCCATCCTCCAGGACGCCAATGGACTCTCCCAGAAACGTGAACGCCTTGGCGTAGCTGTCCTGGATGTACTGGACCGTGTCGAGGGACACCTCGGCGACCCCGGCGAGGGCCGCCTTTCCGTAGTCCCCGATGACCGACGCGGACCCGGACAGCATGTTCTGGACCCGCGGATCGTTCGCGATCTCGAGAGTCTGCCGATGGAGCTCCTCGAACGTGCTCAGCAGCTCTCCCGCGGCCTCGTTCCCGTTCTCCTTCAGCGCGCGGAGAGCGGTGTCGGCCAGCTCGACGCCCTCTTTCAGGAATTCGAACGCCGCATTGAGGCGCGTCACGGCGGCCGACGTGCGACTGGCTCCCTCGGTCCCGGTCGACTCCGCCGACTTCATGGAGCCGGCCGCATCCTGGGCCTTGTCCCCGGACTTCTCATAGTGCTCGCCGAGCTCCTTGACCTCCTGCCGGAGTGCGCGGACCTTGTCGAGTTGCTCCTGCAGCGAGTCGACGCCCGCCTTGCCGGATTCGAGGGACGACTTCTTGAGCTTGTCAGCCGCCTGCTGTGCGGCGTCCCCGATCTTCTGAAACCCCGCCTCCGCCTTGGAGGGGTCGACGTTCATTTCCAGATTGACTGCCATCCGTGGCCTCTCCCAACGAAAAGGGGGCGGCACCAAAGGCACGCCCCCGAGAAGCATCGCTTCCCCGTTAGGTCTGTCGGGCTAGTGGGTCGTCGGTCGTGGGTGGCCGGACAGGAATTTCCGGCGTCTTGGCTTTTTGGCTACCAACGACCCACTGCCAACTACCCACTACTCTCGGCTTCCTTTCGATAACCGAGCCGAGTGAGAATCCGGGCGGTGTCACGGGAGATCTGGGCGACCCACTCTTCCGAGCGGTGCCAGTCGGCCGCGTGAAGGACTTCGTGGAGGATGATCTCCAGCTCCTTCTCGCCCGTCAGACCGGGGTCGATGACGATCTCCCGGTTGGTCATGTCGGACGGAGAGGCGACGGGGGCCCCGGACTCGACGCCGTGGGCCACGCCGTAGCACTCGCGGACGCGGCCCCGGCGAAACTTCCAGAGCTTCCCGAAGATCTTGACCGTCTTCACCAAGGGCGAACTCCCCGACCTCTTCGCGGTTCTCTCCGCCAAGAGGGAAGAGGTTTCCGATCAGTCGCCGGAGTCGTTCAGTCCCGCTTGCGCGACATCGCCATGGATCGCCGCTCCGCGCGGACGGGAACCGCCACTCCGCGCGGAGTCCTACGCCGGGGGCCGAGTGTCACCGCTCGTGCTCTGACGAACAGGGCCGTTCTTCTGTCAGCAGCGCCACCCGACGCGCGGGCAGGAATCGCGACTCCGCGCGGAGTCCGGCACGCTCGCCGCGATGGCCGCTCGCCCCCTCGGCCGGGAGACGCCTCGCCGGCGAGTCCCCATCGATTGGCCTACAACCCTCCCCTTGGGCCGCTCCCTGCCTCATCCCTCCACCCGGCAGAACTGTTGATTCTACTGGTAGGCCGACGCTGAGCTGTTCAGTGTCCTGCCGTCACGGAGCCGACGTTGGCTTGGTTGCTCACCAGCTCGAAAGCGGGTGCCCACGGCGATTGTTGGCGAGTCGTTTCCACAACGCACGGCCGTGGCCGTGACTCCCGACCCCGGGGAACTCCCCCGCCGAGGTAGACCGCCTCACCCGTGCCGCCTCGGCGTTGAAATCGGCCCCCCTCACGGGAGAGGACCTCGCCTAGCCGGAGCATCCAAACCCCAGGCGGAAGTCAGTCGATGGCCGAGGGATTTCCGTCTCTTGCGTCAGCCGATTTCGCCCCGCGACCGGTCGGCGCTGACGAGGCTCCGCGCGGAGTCAGCAGGCGATGGCTCAAGCCGTCTGGCGGGGGGACCGGCTGGCCTTTCAGGCCGGAAGACAACGACGGAGTTTTTGTGATACTTTGTGTGTCAATCCGGGTTCGGCTCCCAGAGATGAGGGGACGGAAAGCCCTGACGGTCGCGTGGCGAAACAGGCAGACGCAAGGGACTTAAAATCCCTCGGAGCGCAAGCTCTATGCGGGTTCGATCCCCGCCGCGACCAATCACTTACGTCGAATTGCCTGGTTCGCCACGGGACCGGTGATAGGGGAAATGATAGGAGCTTTTGCAAGCTCGGCTTTTTCCGCCGCTTCCCAAGCAGCGTTGGCCGCTTCGTCGGCATTCTGGTCCACGTAGAAGTTCAACGTGGTCACAATCGACGAGTGCCGCATCAGGAGCTTCAGGACCGGCGGCATGACCCGCTTGGCCCATCTGCTTCCGAAAGATCGCCTGAGGTCGTGTGCGGACGCATAGACCGGCTTTCCGGCCTCATTCCTGTCCACCACGATCCCCGCTGCCTCGCCAATCGCCGAGACGATCCGGACCACCCAATCAAAACTGGCACGGTGGCCAACGATCGACTGCGGATTGAAGACGTAGCCAGAGCGACCGCCTTCGAGGATGTCCGAGAACTCTTTGACCAGCGGAAATCGACGGTCCTTTCGTCCTTTGTCGACCTGGCTCCGGATTCGGAACATCGGCCGCTTCCCTGCGAGGTCGATGACCAGCTCGCGGTCATCGGTCCAGTGGAGCCGATAGGCTTCCTGAATTCGAAGACCGGACCACCACAAACCCCGAAGCAGATACCGCCACGACTCGACCGCCATAGGCGTAACGGAGTGAGGAGTCTTCCGGCGTCGAGCGGCATCTGGAATCCTTCCCTTGGTCTCAAGAACCCTCGGAACGAGGGCCAGCATTCGCTCGAACTCTTCCTCAGTCACTGCTCGGCCACCAGCCTTCTCCCCAGCCTTATGTGGCATGGTGATGTGCGGAGCCTCCGGAATCAGCTTCAACCTCGCCGCCCAGCGAAGCGCTGCCTTCAAAGTGCGGAGCGTCGAGGCGACAGATGCCTCAGCGTTCCCGGACTCTCTCAGCTTCGCCGCGAACCTCGAAATCTGGCCGGCATCAACCGCTCGGAGGTACTTCGGACCGACGTGCCTTTCGATGGCACCAAAAGTTCCTCGGACCTTGGTCTGTGTCGCCTTGCTCTTGAACGCCGCGACCTCCATCTCATACCGATCGCGGAACTCCTGCCAGGTCGTTCGGTAGTCTGCCTGCCGTCCTTCGTTGAGTTCCTTTTCCAACCGAGCGGCGAATCGCTCGGCTTCACGGTGGGCCTTCTCCCCCGTCGACTTCCGTTTGAGTTTCCCCGTGAGGGGATCCCTCCACTCGGCCACGAGATGTGGCCTACCTCTCTGTTTAAAGACCGTCACTCGAATTCTCATGAATTCCTCTCTGTCATGATGCATGCCCTCAGAACGCCCGAAGGCTTCGAGCATGTCATCGGCTGGAGGGGGGCGATGTCAACAGTTGACCGCCAGTCCTGGCACGCTGAACCGCATCACGCGTCGCTCTTCTGACGAAGCGAGCGGTGCCCTCCGTGCGTAGCACCGCCATCTCGCCCGGCGTCACCGCGTCTCGCCATCGGTCAGGAACCGAACGATTTCTCTTCCGGACACGAATGTTCGACCAAGACGTCGAATCGTCCGGAGACCTTGCCGAACCGCACTCCGGTAAGCAGCACGGCCGATACCAAGGCGACGAAGGGCCTCTTGAAGAGGGTAGATTTCGAGTTCGCTGATCGCTGGCTGGGCGATCGTCTGTTCGATCACTCGGGGCATGGTGCACCCCCTTCCATCGAATCATTGTCTGCCGGAGAATCGGTCGCGTCATCGAGCGTGCCGTACCTCCGCGCCTTCCCTTCCCAAGCGCCGCGCCAGTCTTCATCCGTGGCCCAGTTATTCTCGTGCATCGTTTCGAGCTGGTTCTTGGCATCCTCCAGCGAATGAACCTTCACACCACGACGGGCCGCATCGCCTGTGATGTATCCCTTCACACAGGCGAACGCCCGCTTGCTGTCGATCATGTTCCGAGGAAGAGGCTTCGGCGGAGAGATCGGGTTCCCCAGTCCCTCGTGCCAGTAGTCCCTGTATTCACGCCAAACCGGATGCGTTTCTGCTCGGGACTGATGGTTGTTGTCCCGGTCGACCGGAGCAGCGGTCAGGCGGAAGAACGGATTTTTCCATTCCCCGATGAGCTTCTCCACGACACTCGCGATGTGCTTTACGACCCCGTCCAACGTCTTCATTTCTTCACGCTGCCGAAGCCATTCCCCGTCGATCTCCAGCTCGATGCGTGTCGCTGCTTCAGGAATTAGTCCGCCCCAGCGATTCATGACCATCGCCACCTGGTACTCAGGGCTCTGCCGCTCGTACTCCTTTCGCTTGTCGTAGATCCGCACTTTGACTTGGCCGCTGCTCATCGTTGAGCCGGTCCGTACGCGGTTCACCTGATAATCCGACTGGCACGTGAAGGTCCCAACAAAGCAACCTTGGTCGATCGCCGGTTTGATCGTTTCCCTCCAATCGGTGCCCGGCAGATCGAGACAGATGTCGATGCGGCGGGGCCATTCGTCCACCACACGGCAGCCGAGGCTCGCCAGCATCTGATGGAACAGTTCGCGGATCTTCCACGCGCCCCAGATCAGGCAGCTCGTCCCGGGGATCTTGTAGTACAGGTTTGCGCAGAAGCGATCTTTCGCCTCTCGAAAGGAGAACGCGAGCATCGCCGGCCCATACTCGACGCGGTACGTCTGCCGAGCCTGCTTTCCTCCCCCAACGCCACGCGGATACAGCAGAACCGAATGCCCGGCCAGGGAGAGTTCCACCGGCTTGTTCTCCTCGAGAGCCGTGGACATCTTCTGGTCCATGACGAAGAACTGCTTCTCGTCTGCTTCCGACACGTCGATGATCCCACCGCACTCCAGCCAGTCCCAGTTGACGGATGACTTCGTGTAGCGGACTACTCCCTCCTGGCTATTCTCCGGGGGCGTGTTACTAGGGCTCGCCCCCGGAGGCCCTCCAACTGGCGTCACGGCCGCCTGCTGGGGCTCGTCGCCGTCGGCCGGCTCCTCGCCGCATCGGCCTCCGTGACGCTCCTCCGGCGCCGACCATCCTTGGCCCTGATCAAATGACTGCAT